ACGCACCTCATACTCAGGAAGAGTTAACTGCAGTTGAGAACATAGTTCAAATCATTAACACTATTACCACAGGTAATTTGAGTGATGATCAAAAACAAATCCTGAGAGATGCTCATGCTGACCTGAGGGGTGAAAACCTCAACCAACCTGATTGGGCTGGAATAGACTATTTAAAAATAGTAGTCGAAACTGTTCTTGCTCATGGTATTTGTATTGGTAAATCCAGACAAATTAAAATAACTCAAAAAGATTTCAAAGAAGTCTTAGGGAAAGTAAAATAAATATTTGATTATGTGGGATATTCTGCTAGAATATCCCACAAGAAAGGATAAGGATAATGTCAGATAACGAAGTCATTGAACTTGCAGAAAAGTTAAAAAGCTTAAAAGGTTTTGAGATAACTTATTTTGCAAAAAAACATGGCGAACTAATTACTCGCAAAGGAGTTTGGCAAGATGATAAATGTAAACTTGAAATGCGTAATGGTGGTTTATCTCTCACTTATTGGGATTTAGATAAACAAAATTATCGTATGGCAAACGACATTAAATCAATCTTAGGTCATTTTCCTCAAGAGTTAGAAAGTAAAGTTAGACAATGATTGATGTTCTAATTTATATCTTGATAAATATTTTTTGTATCTGGTTGGCTTTTCTGCCAACTAGGTGGAAATAAAAGTACAAAGGTAAGGGGATAGCCCCTTACCCTTATACTTTTGTATAAGAGAAAGGATAAACATGAAAAGAAGATGTAAAACTTGTGGGCGACCTGTTGGTACATATGGATATGGTGAACAACGATATGCTATGGAATTTTATCAAAAGGTTGGAAATGTATCCAAAGACAAATGGCTACAAGCGACAAGCCAATTCAATTCTACTTACGATCAAGGCTATAAGGAAGTGAGGTGGCGCTTTCCAGCAAATGAAAATTCTCATGGTTTATTTTGTCGACAGATGTGCATGTATGCATTTATAGGTCAATACAATGAACAAATCGCTTCACTTCCTGATTTAGTTCAGGTATAATGTTTGTCAGAAAGGATATAAGATGACAGATAATCGAGTAAGACTGAACGCAACTAAGCGATCAGCACTTAAAAAAGAGCATTGGAAAGTTGTTCTTCAAACTCCTTGTGAGCAAAAAGATAACTTAATTAATGCTCAAACTCGCTTCTATTCTGCTCAAGAAGATATGCATAAGATTTGCACTCAAGTAGTAGAAGATAGATTTCCAAAATCAGATCGTGATGTGATGAGGAAATATAACAGTGATAGAAGCTATGGCACAACCTTTACAACTATGGATAGTTGTTTTGTTCTAAAGAATGTTGAAGCTGACACAGATGAAGTCAGAGTGAATTTTTCTTTAGATGATGATTTGTCTTGTGCCTTAAACCACTCTCAACTTTCTGCAAGTGGAAGAAATCCGTTTGCTAATTGTCAGTTGATGTATCAAGGTGGGCAGAGTAATCCTCAGATCAATACTGATCGAAGTTCGAATGACGCATGGTTAAGAGAGAATTTCACTCAGTATAATACAGGATATGGTAGAGATAAAGATAACCCTCTTTCCCTTGAAGTAGTTAATACAGGTGGTTGTCATTCCAGAGCATATCAAGTTCAGGATTGGCAATGGCAATTCGTGTTGGCTTTTGAACAAGCCAAGACAGAGGTTATACAATGTCATAAAGCATACTATGACTATTGTAGAACAAACCAAGATACTATGACCACAGTCATAGATCAGGCTAAATACTTAGATGAAATTCAAGAGTATTGGACTGACATTGACGAAAGTATTTTGGTTAATGGTGATAACATTTCAACTAATCTTGCAGTTGTATCGGAAGATAGACTCGCAGAGTTGAAAGCTATGGCTAATAACAGAAAGGTGCTGACACCAATAATTAAGGCTCAGCAACAAACTCAAGCCTAGTCAAAAGGGGGATATCCCCCTTTTGACTGTGTTTGTAAAACGCAGTTGAAAGGATAGGTAAAATGGTATCTGAAGAATTTAAAGAACTATGGAATGCCAACGTAGGGTGGGGAAAACTCTTCGCTCCTAACGAAGCAGGTATTCAAGCTTTCTTGAAATTTTATGGTGCTTACATTCATCATAAAACTTGAGCTTAGTTCATAACCCCCATAGGGGGTTATGAACTGCGTTTGACAGTTGAAAGGATTAAAAATGATACTTGGAAAAAATGCAAAAAAATCTGCTTTCGCTAGTTTGTCGAAGCCCAAGAAAGCTTCGGGCGTCGCAGCGATGAAGCGAGCAAAGAAAAAAAGAAAAAATAAAAAATAGGGGAGGGTGGGCCCATAGGCGGCAAGCAGCAAGCTGTTGACATCTATCCCATAAAATGCTAGTTTGATAATAGAAAGGAAAACCGATGAAAACTTTAAAAGTTAAAATCAGAAATGTGTACGGACAAGACCTGGTCTATCCTGCATGTGAGAGCTCGAAGCTCTTCGCTCTATTAACTAACAGCCAAACGCTGCCTGAGCGTGTAAGACGTGTTATCAAACAGCTGGGCTATAAAATTGAAGTTTTACCGGAGGTATCACAATTATGAACAAAGAAGACCTAAAAAAGGATTCCTGGTATTACATCGACAATGGTCTTGGCCCTATCCGGGCCAAGCTGGTCGAGTCACCACGCCAGGGTAAAGGCTGGAAAGATGCAGTCTTAATGGATGTCAAAGGCTCGGACGCTGGGTTCTTTGATGAGATGGGCAGCGTTTACGTTGACGACATCATGGAGGAATGTTTTGAAATTCCAAATAACTAATCATGGAACGTTGACCGGGTTCACCCCGGTCGACGATGCAGCTCAAGCTTGGTGGGACGATCACGTCCAGTGGTGTCCGATGATGGGTGATCAGTATCTGGTCGACACAAATTACGCGGGCCCGATCCTGGAAGGCATCCAGGCAGCAAGCGACGAGCAACAAGCAACAAGCGGCGGGCGGGTGGGCCCACAGGCGGCAAGCTTGTAATTATGGGATTTTCTGATATATTATTTGTAGAAAGGATAAAAGATGAAAACAGATTATAAAAAACAAGCCAAGTATTACAAAGAAACATATGAAAGTATGAAAAAAAATATTTGGAAAGTAATGGAGGAGCTGCGAAGCTTGCCAAGCAAAGAAGACTGTGGCTGGCCTGATATAAATTCTTATTCTATTTGGTTCACGCTGTATCAGATCGTGGCCCAGGATCGCGGACAAGATCCAGGCTATGACAACAAAAATTTAGGTTGGGAAAATGAACAAAAAAGAAGCTAACCAAATCACCGGGGGGCTGTCTAAGCCCTCCAAGATGCCCGGATATTCCTATAACATACCAGCGGCCCGCTGCAAGGTAGGCGCGAAGCTGGCCAAGGTTCCGGGTTCAGTTTGTCATGGCTGCTACGCTCTAAAAGGCAGGTATCGTTTTAGCAATGTACAAGAAGCGCTAGAGCGTCGATACAATGCAGCAATGACAAATTCCCAATGGGTTTTCGGGATGGTGTATCTGATACAATCATCAAAGAAAAACGTGTTTCGCTGGCATGATTCCGGAGACATCCAATCTCTGGAACATTTAAAGCGGATCTTCCAGGTTTGCGAATTGACACCAGAAGTTAAACACTGGCTGCCAACGCGTGAGGCTGGTATCCTTTCTACAATCAAGCCGGAGGATGTACCATCTAATTTGATTATTAGATTGTCAGCAACAAAGGTAGACGGACCCGCTCCGAAGAGCTGGGCGTGGACCTCAACGGTTGTTACCTCCGGCGCATCTTGCCCGGCACCACACCAGGGCAACGAATGCAAAGATTGTAGACAATGCTGGGATAAGGAGGTCCAAAACGTATCTTATGGTAAGCATTAAAGAAAAACTAACAGAAGAACAGCAAAAGCAGCTGGATGAATGGGCGGACGCCCTGATCAAAGAACATGAAGAAGAAGAGGAAGAGCGCGCCCGCCAGGACGCGCTCCACGATATACGAAGAGATGAAGAAGACCAAAAATAAAACGCAGTTCGCTATCTCCTACGGAGATAGCGAACCACGAAATTTTTTTCATGAATTATTAGGCAGAGGCCACAAGCTACAAGCAACAGGCGACAAGCGGCAAGCGACAGGCATCAAGCGTCAAGCGACAAGCGACAAGCTTCCCAACCTTCCGCTAGTGGTGGGTGGGTGGGCCCATCGGCTACAAGCTCGCGAATCGCGGACCCTGGATAAAGTTTGATGGACCGTGGAACGGGGGTCTTGACTAAGATATAGCTATCCTTTGGGTGCTTGTAATGGAACGCTATTTGGTGAGGCGAGAAGCGTATTTTTTTACTAGTCGTTACTTTTAACTCTATGGTAAAAAATCCTTTTTTATCACTATATCCAAGTATATCTGGGATGCCAGCAGATGCCCAACTTTCTAGCCTTATCAGGGAAAATCCGTTAAGCTTTTCTTTCGTTTCTAGCCAGAAGGCTGACTCTGGTTTCAAAGTAATTACTCCACTAGGATTAGCATACGATATTTCTCTTTTGCACCGATAATTTGATTCTCAACTAACTTAATTTCTTTGATGTTGAACTCTCGTTGCAAAGGATTTCTTCCTTGTGGTAGCACCATTTGTACTCTTGCATGACTACCAACAGGACTTTCACAAAACTTTTCTAAGACCTGCATCAAGGACTTCGTAGTATAGGATGACATTCTAGTGAAGTGTTTGTCTGTAGATACCTGTAAGGTGTTCGAATATTTCTAATTGCTCGGGTGTCATCTTTTGCAAGATAGGGAGAATATGTTCTGATCTAAAAAAGTGAACCGGTTGTTGTTGTAGAACATCAATAGCTTCTTGTAACTGTTGTCTCCATTCTTCTTCTTCCTTTTTGTTTTTAAACTTCATGTCTAACATATTATATCTTATAACCTTTCTTTCAAGTTAGAAGTGAGGGTTTGAAAAGACTATGTTTTTAGGAGGAACATGCTTTATGAAAACCAACAATAGCCCTCACTTCTAGTAAAACAATATCACAAATTACTTGATTTTACAAAATATATTTTCTATAAGAAAGCATGGGTTTACCAAAAGTATTAACAGAACAGCAAATGAAATTTGCTACGTTGCTGGTGACAAACGAAGGTCGTAAGTCTCCAACAGAATGTGCTATTGAAGCTGGCTATGCAGAAGGTTCTGCGCATGTCAGAGCTTCTGAGCTACGCAATCCTAGACGATTTCCTTTGGTTGTTAAATATATTGATGAAATCAGATCAGAACTACAGGAAAAATACAAAGTAGATTATGGTTCTCACATTACAGAATTAGCTAGACTTCGAGAAGAAGCTAGAGAAAAGGGTGCCTGGTCTGCAGCTATCAATGCAGAAGTAGCTAGAGGTAAAGCCGCCGGATTGTATATCGAACAAAAGATTATCAAACATGGTAAGCTCGAAGACCTTAGTGAAAGAGAATTAGAAGCTAGATTATCTGAGATTATCGAAGATAATAAATTATTGTTAGAACATGAAGACGTCGAAACCTTAAAAGATAAAGTTAAGAAACCTACAGAACTAAAAGTGGTTAAGCCTCTCGAAGAAGTTCTGGATGAGGATTCTGAATAGCTTCCAAAATCTCAATCTTTATTACAACACCTTTAGGTATAACCTGAGCTCTGCCATATAAATCATCTTCATCATAATGATCTTTATCTGCAGTTATTGTAATGCAATCTTTATCTTCTTTGATGAGATATCCCAGTGATGAAACAGTGCAAGGTTTGCTTTCCATTAGTTCTTCTTTGCTTTGCCAGCCGGACAAACTACACTCATTTGTATCCAGCCAGATTACATTCACCATCTTCATACGCTCACTATAAGGGAGAATTTAGGCAAATCAATTTTTTTTCTGAAAAACCAAAAACCTACGCGCGCCAAGCTAGGAGATTGAAAAGTGTTGATAAATATAGCTTTTTTGAAATCTACTCTACCACGTCTACCACGGCCGTGGTAGACCAAAATCGTGCTATTATTGTTGAAAAATAAGGTGTTTTCTCACTCTACCACCACTACCAGGGGTTTCAGCTATTTTTTTATTTTTAAAAAAATGTTTTCCCAAATCTCCCCTTATACACGGCCCACGGTCCACGTGTCAATGTCCGGGAAAAACGGTTTTCCCGGTCTTGACAAATGTCCGATTATAGTGTTCGGCGAATGAAGTTTGGAAGAGAACCTTCCTCTTTGAACCAAGCGTAGGCAGCTTTCCAATCTTTCTTATACTCTGCTTTTAAGAAGTCTTTGAACTCTTCTTCTTTTTGATCCTCACTCTTAAAGAAATTTAAGAAGTGATCCTTTGCTTTTTGAGTTAAATTAAACATATCAATATTTCCTTTCATGGCCCATGTTCTAACAAAAAGTCAAGAGAAAAGAATTGCTGATTTTTAATACCAGGTATGCTAAACTACGTGTAGAAAGGCGATAGACATAAACAGGAAAGGTAAATTTTGTTTATATGTGCGAAAATACAGTCTATAGAAATCTAGTCAATTTTAACAACAGTATTCACTCTGTCGTCTTTCAACTCAGTTTCTCTAGGAAGATGTCCTTTACCCTCACAAAAAGGGCAAGGTAATTGTTCTATTTGACCCGTCGCATTACACTCTACACAAAACCGCGGGTCACGATCATAGCGTAATTTATCGACGGGCCACTTATAATACTTCTCATGGTAGGTTTTGAGATAATCTTTTTTCAAAAAATATCTTCTAAAAGACCGGCTTGAACACAGGTAAATTTTAAATCAGCCTCTACATCGGCCACATCTTCCATGAATAAATCATAGTATTGACTGCAGCTTTCAAACGTATCATGAACGACTCCCGAAGCCATGCGAACACATTGATAATCCACGTTCACTGTACCAAGGCAAACCCACCCCACTAAAAAAAATTTCATCATAATCCCTGGTCAACCTTACCATAGTATTGATCCACTCGTCGAAGAAATTTATGTTTATAGTGTTTCAATTGGGCTCCACTGATAATCCATTCTTGATAATAATTATCCACGGAACACATCATAATCACTGCTTTGTCAATAGAGGTCCCATAGACATAATCATGGGCCATGGCATAAGCGGAGAGCTGCAGGAAATAATCCTCGATCCACTCTTCACGTTTGGGTTTATTCGTCTGTTTGAAGTCAATGATCGCGATCTCCCCTTCATGCAAACCGACTAAATCCGCACTACCGGCATACAATTCAGGGTAATACATCAGGGCCTCGATACCGTAATACCCCTCTAGACGGCTCTCTAAACCGTTTTTTATAATCTGTTTAGCCATACTATGAGCATTTTGACCAATCGGAGTCAAATCTAAGTGTTGTTGACCCGATAC